TGAATTAAGATTATTAGAAGATACAGATAATGGTTCTCATTATACAGGATTTAAAGCACCTGCGGCAGTAACCGCCAATACAGTTTATACTTTACCTGCTGATTATCCAGCAAGTAACAAGGTATTGCAATCTACAGATGCAGGTGTCCTAAGTTGGGAAACTATGTCTAGTGGAGCGACTTTAACTGGTTCAACTGATAATACAATAGTAACTGTTACTGGGGCAAATGCTATTGCTGGTGAAGCCAATTTGACTTTTGATGGAACAGATTTAAAATTATTAAAAGATGCTAACAACGCAGATGTTTCATTAACTTTAGGTACATCTGACACCGAGGCGTTTAATCTACAAGTTCTTAACGGCAGTTCTAATAAAACAGCAGAAGAAATTAGAATCACCACAAAGACCGCATCGGGCACAGCAAACCATTCTAAAATATCTGTTTACATAGATGAAGTAGAAATCTTAGATATTGATGACGGTGGTATAGATTTAGCATCGGGTAAAACATTTGCGATTGATGGTACTGATATAGTGTCTAGCCCCATCACAGCGTTAAACAGTGCAACTGCAAATGAACTTGTTACTGTCGGTTCTACTACAACTGAATTAGATGCGGAAGCCAATTTAACTTTTGATGGTAATTTATTGACTCTTGGAACTGCCGCAACCACTACTGATGTTTTAGAAATTAATGCGGATTCTGTTACTGATGGTTATATTGTAGATATACATGCAGATGGATTAGAAGGAGGTAGAGCAATTAACATTCATAGTAATTCTTCTAATAATTCTTCAAGAAGATTAGTTAACATACATAATGACCATGCTAGTGCTACAGGTGTAATACCCCTTTATATTAGAAATGATTCAACTGGTGATTTTATTATTTTAGAATCAAGAGATGCAGATGCAACTTCAATGCCTATAATAGCATTTAATAGAAATTCCGCTAGTCCAGCAGCAGATGATTTTTTAGGCTCTATTGAATTTAAAGGGGAAGATTCAGCAGATGCTTCTAATACTTATTCTACAATAAAATCGAAAATTATAGATGTGGATGATGGACAAGAATCGGGTGCAATAATTTTAGAATCATTACATGATGGTACACTTAGGTCGGTCTTGTTTGCACAAGGGGGAATAGATACTGGTAGTGGAACTGGTGCTGGCTCAATTGTTTTAAATGAAGACGGTCAAAACATTGATACTAGAATTGAAGGAGATGCAGATGCTAATCTTTTCTTTTGTGATGCTTCTGCTGATAAAGTAGGTATTGGACTTAATGCGCCTAAAACAAAATTAACAGTTGAGGGTGCTATCACACTGAAAGAGCAAGCGAATGCTGATACTGATACTGCGGCTTATGGTCAATTATGGACTAAAACTGCAACACCAAATCAATTATATTTTACAAATGATGCAGGTAATGATATACTATTATCAGAAGAAGTTTTCATAATTTCTTTATCTGCAACATCTGCGGCTGTAATCAGCGATGCTTCTTTAGCGAATGATGCTTTGATAACTTTTGACATAGACCAAATAGGTTCCTCTACTGCTGGTAAAGGATTAAAAGTTACACTTTATGGATATAGGACATGATTGATATGGGTATTATTGTTATCAATTCTTATGCTGTTACTACTGCTGCTGGTGTAGCCGCACCACAAAATGTTAGAATTAAAGATGATGATGGGACTACAAATTCTATAACTATAAGTGCAGATGTAACTGTTTTTTATGGTGGTGCGCCTATTAGTTCGGGAACTGACTTTGATTATGCCCATAATACTGATTTATTTGTAGCAAGTGGTTCTGCAACGGTACTTACACTAAAAGCGTATGGCGGAACTCAAAGTGGTGGAGGTGCAATCACTACACATAGTTGGACTTTATCTGAAACTTCAGATAGTGCAGGTATTGGTGCTGTAGGTAATACAACATCTAGTTCTCAAAATTATACTAATGGAACTATAACAATATCATCTAGTATGAATAGAAATACATATAATGCAAATTTAGCATATGAGGGTTCTAATAGCGGTGGTTCAGATACGGCTAATTTTACTATTATAGTTAAAGGTTCATGAGGTAAACATGTCAGAAAGATTATCTCTTACCGTTTTAGAAACATGTGGTTTATTTTTAATAGGAATATCTATGATTTCTAGTTTTTTTCTATTCGTGTATGTTGTAGTTGAAAAACTGAAAAAGTAAAAGTGCAATTTTACCCAAACATACCCCTTCTACCCCTACCTTTGCGTTGCCACTTTTTTTAGTTGTAACACGTCACAAAATAAATTCTGTTCACTTTCACTTACAAATACACGTTACAAAAATTTAACAAAAGAATATTTTAAAAAAAATTAGTTTTATGTATTTTCAAACTTCTTCTCTATCTGGAACACTTCTGGTTTTGGCGGCCTTCGAGGTTTGATGCTTACGATGGTTTTCGATTTGGAAGGCTTACTAACAATCAATCCAAAAATAAAAGTCCAAAAGTAAAAAGATAAAGTTAGCACTAAATCATACGACATGACATAACTACATTTAACACAATTATATTTTTTTCTCACACTCCCTCCGCCAGAGGCATCATTGGGAGGGAGGATTTAATGAGCGTTAGTCCAAAAGTAGGAACATTCACTACAGTTCCACAATTTTACATCTGGCCTATCTGATACATATTTCCCTATCAATCTCAGAGGAATGATTGACTTTTTACAATTAGGACAGTATTGCCTAATTGAAGCCATCGTTACCGTCTTCCACCGTCTTTTTC